ATACTTTGACTTCCGCCCACGTTTCTATTATTCCTGAATTTATTGACAAGATTGAAACAGCTGATTTAAGCCACGATTTTTATATTACTAAAGACGAAATCATAAATAAAAGAACAGGCTCTAAAATCTTATTTAAAGGTATTAAAACAAGTAGCGGAACTCAAACCGCAAACTTAAAATCACTTGCAGGAGTTACGACGTGGGTATTAGATGAAGCAGAAGAACTAACAGATGAAGATACATTTGACAAAATAGACTTTTCAATACGTGCAAAGGATATTCAAAACAGAGTTATATTAGTACTTAATCCAGCTACAAAAGAGCATTTTATTTATAAGCGTTTCTTTGAAAGTAAAGGCGTAAAAGATGGCAGTAATATTGTAAAAGAAGATACTACATATATCCATACTACCTATTTAGATAATTACGAAAACCTTTCGAAATCTTTTATACTTCAAATTGAAGATATGAAGGCAAGACGTAAGCAAAAGTATGAGCATCAAATATTGGGCGGTTGGTTAGATAAAGCCGAAGGTGTTGTGTTTAATAATTGGAGTTACGGAAAATTCAATCCGAATGAATTACCAACTTCTTTTGGTTTAGACTTTGGTTTTAGTATTGACCCAGATACTTTAATTGAAGTAGCTATTGATAAATCACATAAAAAGATTTATGTAAAAGAGCATTTATATCAGAATGGTTTACGAATGGAACAACTTGCAACCATTTGCTTAAACAAAGCTGATAATAAATTGATAATAGCTGATAGTGCAGAGGATAGGTTAATTGTAGATTTAAGGCATAAAGGTTTAAATATTGAACCAATTAAAAAGGGAACTATCGAAAGCGGTGTAACTATGATGTTAGACTTTGATATTATAGTTGATGAAAGTAGTACCAATATTGCAAAAGAATTAAATAACTACGCTTATCTAAGTAAAGGCAGTAAATTATACATTGATAGTTTTAACCACGCTATTGATGCAATACGATACAATGTAACTTATCATTTAGACAATCCAAACAAAGGTAACTACTATGTCTACTAATCAACCTACATACGGACAAATGATTGAAATGGTAGAAATACATATTTTAAAAAAGACAGGCAAAAATGTTACGATAAATATGCCTCGCAATGTAGGGGAAATAAAGAAATTAATTTACGCTTATAAAATAGCAACAAACACTTAATACAAAAATACACTAATTGTGTTTTAATAATGATATGAATATAAAAGACATTGAAGATACTGATTGCTACTATTATGGCAAAATAGTGAAATACACTAAAGAAGAAATTATATATATTTTACAAGGTATTATATGGGATGGGAAAGAAGATTTTGAAAACGAATTAATAGGAAAAGAAATAACGCCCCAATGGTGGAAAATAGAATTATATGAAGATTAATATAACTATACCTGAAAATCTAAACGAAATTACTCTTTACCAATATCAACGATTTGAAAAGTTGATAAAGGATAATGAGCCGAGTGAATTTGTAAATCAAAAGACGATTGAAATATTTTGTAACATTGAATTAAAAGATGTTGCAAGAATACGAATTGCAGAAGTAAGCGAAATACTAAAACATATTAACGGACTATTACAACAGAAACCTAAACTTACACAAACTTTTAAATTAGGAGTTTATGACTTTGGATTTATTCCGAAGTTAGAAGATTTAAGTTCAGGGGAGTATATTGATATTGAAAGCTATTTAAGTGACACACAAACACTTCACAAAGCAATGGCGGTACTATTTAGACCGATTAAAACAAAAGTAAACAAACTTTATACTATTGAAGAATACGAAAGTTCAGATAAGTATTCAGAGGTTTTAAAGTATATGCCTTTAGATGTTGCGTTAGGTTGTATGCTTTTTTTTTCGACTTTGCTAAACGATTGCGTGAGCGGTTTGACGGACTATATACAGAACGAAGCGGAACAATCGGAGCAAGTGAAGAAAATTTTGGAAAAAAATGGGGTTGGTATCAATCAATTTACGCAGCAGCTCAAGGAAACATTCTCAACTTTGACGCAGTAACTAAATTACCGATAACAACCTTAATGACCTGGTTAGTATTTGAAAAGGAAAAAACACAAATAGAAATAAATAATATAAAACGAAATGGTTTATAGTTTAATAAATAAAATTAAGGAAGCGTTACTTGAAGAACCTTTTGTAAATACATCTACTGAAGGCGATATATTCGAGGTTGATTTGGCCAAACGTACACTATTCCCTTTATCACATATTATGATTAACAGTGCAACGCATCAAGGTAATACTATACAATTCAATGTTACTATTTTAATGATGGATTTGCTTAACCAAAAAGATGAAAGTAATAAGGTTGATATTTGGAATACTCAAATGGCTGTTGGAGTTCGAGTTTTAGATAGGTTAAATCGTGGGGATTTAAGAAGTGACTTTTGGGAGTTAATAGGTTCTCCAAGTTTTGAACCATTTACAGAAAGATTTGAAAATGATTTAGCAGGTTGGGCGGTTACATTTGATGTATTAGTTCGAAATGATATGACTATATGTTAGATAATAAAAATACAAAAGAGTATTTAAACGCATTTGCTAAATATGTTATTCAGCAGAGTAGAAGTAATTTAACTAAACAGAATAAAAATGTAGATAAGAAACTATATGATTCACTTGACAAAGAAATTGAAGTAGGTGCAAATAGTTTCAGAATGGCTTTCTTAATGGAAGATTACGGAGCGTTTCAAGACAAAGGAGTAAGCGGAACGCAAAAGAAATATAATACTCCATTTAGTTACAAAAGTAAAAAGCCACCATTAAAACCAATTACGCAATGGGTAACAAAAAGACGTTTTCAATTTCGTAATAAAGAAACGGGAAAATTTATGTCTTATCAATCAACAGCGTTTTTAGTTCGTAATGGTATTTTTAAGAATGGTATTAAACCGAGTTTATTTTTTACAAAACCATTTGAAAAAGCATTTGAAAGGTTACCAGATGAATTAGTTGAAGCGTATGGTTTAGATGTTGAACAATTTTTAGAATTTACAATTAATAAGAAATGAAAAAGATATTTATAAGAAGTCCGTATTTTATAGAAGTTGATGAGGTGGGGCAAACTTCTGCAAAGATAGAAGTATTTTTGTGGAATAAGGGAACGACTGAACCGACAAATCCAAACTATACTTTTACAAAAGCGATACCAAGTCCGACACAAACTAAACTATATTGGAACGTTTCTAATTTAGCACAAAGTTTTATTAAACCTATTGCACCTGTTAGCGTATCTGTACCTACTGAAGAAAATGTAAATACTTGGTGCTATATGCGTGTTATAAGCTATTCAGATGACGTTGAAATACTTGATGAGGTTTATGTTTGTTTAAACGGATATACTAATTATTTAGAGGGCTATAATCAAAGCAATACAAATACTTTCTTACCGCTTTTCAATACTTCTATTAAAAACTACGTTAAGGATTTTGAAACTAATTACGTAAGTTTCTTTTTAGAAGAAGAAACCTATTCTACTTCTTATGGCGATGTAGTTGTTAGTGATGCGGGAGTTTGGAAATTTCCAATATTAGATGAAACTGAAAATGTAGAAACAAGTTTCTTTTATGCGGAAGAACTATGCGAGCCTAAATATACTCCAGTTGTTTGTACTTTTATTAATCGTTATGGCGGTTGGCAGTATCTTACTTTCTTTAAAGCTAATTCGCAAGGCATAGACGTAAAATCAAAAGACTATAATCTATTACCAAGTTCAATAGATTTCAATCCATTACAAGGTATTAAACAAAGATTTAATTTTCAAGGTACGCAAAAGATAAAATGTAATACAGGATGGGTTGATGAAAATTACAGCGAGTTAATTCAGGATTTAATGTTAAGCGAGGTTGTTTTATTAGACAACAAACCCGCAATAGTTAAGAGTCAAAGTTTTGATATTAAAACGCATTTGAAAGATAAGAATATTAACTACGAAATTGAATTCGAATATAATTACGGACTAATAAACGATGTAATATAATGGTAGCACTTTACATTTATGTTGATGGAATAGCGAAACGCATTGAATTATTTGAAGATGAAAAGATTTCAGTTACTTCATCTGTTCAAGATATAGCCGATGTATCAAAAGCAAAGACTGATTTTACACAAAGTTTCACTATTCCCGCAAGTACTACCAACAATGAAATATTTAAGCATTGGTACGAAAGTAGTTTAGATGGCGGTTTTGACCATAGAGTTAAATACAACGGATATATTGAAATCGATACACGTACTTTTAGAGATGGTGCATTTGCTTTAAACGATGTAAAGTACAAAGATAATATGGTTGATTCCTATTCGATTGTATTTTATGGCAAGGCAAAGAATATAAAAGATATTTTAAAAGAGGATAAACTTGCAAATTTAGATTTTAGTAGTTTAAACCATACGTTTACAAGTACGCAAGTAATCAATCGAATTACAAGTAACGCTTACGATGTATCTTATCCGTTATTTGCACACGATAGAATTTACGATTATAATACGGGGGGTTCAAACGACATTACAATTAATGCGGGTTCTATTCATTGGAATAGTTTGTTTCCTGCAATACCTTTGTCTTTTATAATGCAAAAGATATCGGACACTTATGATTTAAATTTTACAGGTGCATTTTTAGATTATCCACAATTTACAAAGTTATGGATGTTGTTTAAAAACGCAGAAAGTTTTAGCCAAAAGTTAACACCTTTAAGAGTAAATTTTACTACTAAAAACGCAGCATTAACAAATGCCGAAGTAAATTTAACAACTGACGAGATAGGTTTTCAAGGTACAGGATATAGAAACGTAAGACTTCAAATAACAACTGCAAGCACTCAACCTTATGATATTTTAATTTATAAAAATGGTGCGTTACATGGAACGTATGCAGGTGTAATCGGTAATAGTAATGACATATTTATTAATGAATTTATAACTACTCAAAGCATAAACGACAAATTTACTTTAGCTATTCAAGGTCAAGCGGGTATGTCGTTTACAAGTTTGCTAACTTATACACGTGGCTTCGGAAGTAGTGCAGTAAGTTATACTGCAAGTGGTACAAGTCAAACTATTGGAGCAACTATTGATATTGGCGGTTATGCTCCTGACTTAAAATTGATTGATTTAATTACGGGACTAATTAAAATGTTTAATTTAGTTATAATTCCGCAAGATGAAACAACCTACGAGTTGATTCCTTTAGAGTTATATTATAATGATGGGCGTTACAATGATATAAGTGCAAATGTAATAACTGATGAAATTGATTTAAAAAAGACTTCGATGTATAAAAACATCAACTTCAAGTATCAAACTTCG